GCTCAATTCGGTTGCGTGAGCTCCGATCATCATAGGCCCACAGTGCTCTAGCGTGTTCGAACCCACGTTCGATAACCTCGCCCCATGTGGGGAGAGGACGAGTCGAAACGCCTGTATCCGGCGCCGCGCAACTCGATCAGTGAGCCGCACGGCAAGAAGCGCGGCTACAACGGCCAAGGCAGGCTTGTCTTGGTGCGTCTGGACTGGCCGTCAGGCCCGGTGATCGTGCCGGCCCGCCTGGAGTGGGTGGACGACGGGGCGATGCTGGTCGCGTGGGAGAAGCGTGGGGTGTCCCGGCGGACGTGGCTGCGCAGTGTGGATGTGGCGACGTGGATCGACGTGGCGCAGTGGATTGCGGGTGTGCATGGTGTGGAGCGGGAGGCGGTGCGCTGGTGAGATTCGGCGGCAAGATTCTCGAATCTCCCTCGGGAAAGTGTTGCATCATCATACACTCTAGCTGTATGATGGTCATACAGACCAAGGGGGAAGGGAACCCGAAATGACCAGCAAGAGCAGCAGCTACACCAAGTGGATCGACGAGTACACCGAGGCCAAGGTCGCCCTCGCGGCCAGCGGCGGCTTCCGGGGCGAGATCTGGATGAACTCTTCCTACGCTCGGGCGCAGGTCCTCGACTGGAACTGCTCGCACAACCACAGCAACCGCGAAGACGCGCTCGCCTGCGCAATCGCCCACGCCTGAGACCAACCCGATAACTCACGACTACTTGAAAGGGACTCCATCGATGATCACCTACGACACCCGCGAGGTTGAGGCCCCGCGCGACGAGGTCGGCTCCTACCGCCGATTCTCGGTCACCGACACCGACACCGGCCACGAGTTGGTCTACGCGACGAACCGGGCCGGCGAGGGCCTCTTCCACAAGCTCGCCGACGGCACCTTCACCCAGCTCGCCGGCACCTCACAATTCGAACTGTGGACTGAGGCGCAGGCGCTGGCCTTCCTGCGCGACAAGGTCCGCACGGTGTGGGGGGTCGAGGCGTGAGCATCGAGGCGGTGACTGCCGCTGCACGGGAGAGCGAGGCGGCCGCTGCGCGTCTCCGGCAGACGGTCGCAGAGGCCAAGCGCGACGGGGTGAGCATCACCGACCTGGCTGAGGCGGCCGGGGTGACCCGGCAGACGATTTACCGGTGGCTCGCGATGCAGGGAGAGGTCGCTGGCGGTGGCAGGCCAGAGGCGGCAATCATCGCCGCGTGCACGATGCTCCTCAGCTATCTCGACCCGTACCAGCAGCAGCAGGTGCAGGCACGGCTGAACCCGAGCGAACCCCTGCAGCTCCTCACTGCGCTGAAAATGGTGCGCTCGTGGCTGCCGGTCGGGTTCGCGCTCGAGTCGACCGAGGAGGAGCGGATGGCGCTCGGTCTGGCATCACAGGCCGCGGACAGGCTCATCAGCCGATAGTGTGTTCTACCCGTCCCCGCCGTTGCGGGGGTGAGCCAGGGGTCTGAACGCACGAAAGCGCCCCACCCGGGATCTCCGGGTGGGGCCCTTGCGGTTTCGTGAGGTTTTGGGTCAGCCGTTCCTGACGTACCAGGTGCCGTACTGGTTCCACCTGTATTTGGCCGCCGCGCCGTTTCGGGTGAAGACCGGCGGGGTTGTGGTGGTGGCGGGGTTGCTGCCGTAGGTGGGTCCCCAGGACATGCAGGTCCACAGGCCGTCGCCGAAGATCGGGGAGATGTAGGTGGGGTCTGCGATGGTGAGGCTGCCGTTGGCGGTGGGCCAGGAGCTGCCGCTGCTGCTGTCGGTGACGACGTAGCTGTCGCCGGAGTGGGAGCAGTGCACGTCGGTGGTGCCTTTGGGGAAGCATCCGAAGCCGGGCCTGGTGTGGATTGTGCCGGTGGTGCGTTCGTGATTCCACCAGTCGCCGTGGGTCGCGACGTCGGTCTGTACGCCGGAGGAGTTGAGTTCGTCGTGGTAGACGTTGTCGGCCGCGGAGGTGCGGATCCCGGAGTCGCAGTCGTACGTCTCGCACAGCGCGGTCTGGAACCAGACGAATCCGGCTCTGGAGACGTGGCGGACGTGGCAGTCGGTCATGACGCAGCCTACGGCGTTGCCGTAGGTGATGCCGGCGGCCGGGTAGCAGTGGGTGTCGGTGGTCGACCGGCGGCCGTCTCCACAGACCCGGCACATGGTGATGTCGGTGATGACCTGGCTGCCGCCGCCGTACACCTGGAACAGGAAGCTCTCGCCGGGGGGTGCGCCGTTGTTGCCGTACGCGCCGGTGGACAGGATGTCGCGGAAGGTCGAGCCAGCCGCCACGTTCCAAGCCAAGAAGTTCGTGTAGATCCTGCGGTCGTAGCCGTTGTTCCCGGGACCGGAGTTGGTGCCGGTGTTGCCGGCGGTCTGGGTGCCTTGGTCGGTGCCTTCGAAGTGGAGGTTGGCCCAGTGCTGGGCGACGCTGCCGGAGAAGCCGACTTGGAACCAGGATCCGGCGACGTTCACGGCGGGTGCGGTGGCGGTCTTGACGCGGATGGTGGTGCGGAGTGGGTTGGCGTCGCCCCAGTGGGTGCCGGGCGGGCAGTAGCCGATCGCGCCGGGGCTGGTCTTGGGCCAGCGGACCGCGCCGGGGACGTAGCCGGAGGAGATGTGCCAGTCGGGTTCGTTGACCTCGAACACTCCGGTGGGGAAGGTCATCGTCTTGCCGTCCGGGAGCCGGTTGACCAGCGCCTGGAATTTGCCGGCGGCGAAGTGCCAGCAGGTCCGGCCGTCCGGCTCGGTGCTGGTGGATGCGACGTCCCCGGCCTGGATCAGGGACTCGATGGTCACGTAGTCGCTGCCGACCGGTCGGGTGGTCCAGGCGGTGAGGGTGCCGGGGACCGGGTCGGGTGGTGTGATCGGGACGCCGAGCGCGGAGCGGACCTTGGTGGTCGGCTGCCAGGAGCCTCCCGGCATCCGCACCCACCGCTTCGACGGGCCCACGGCCTCGATGCCGGCAATCCGGAAGCGTGCGGTGGACGGGACGGTGCCCGCCGCCTCGATTCCAGCGACCCGGAGGCGGGGGCTGGTGGCCTCGATCCCGGCGACGCGGAGGCGGGACATCAGCTCGCCGCCACGAGCTCAACCCACACCGCGCCCCAGTCGGTGACCGCCGCCGCGAGCGTCGCCTGATCGGTGGGCGAGGCGGGCACGGTGATGTCGCTGCTGGAGGTGGTGGGTGCGATGGTGTACTCGGCGTGCTGGGTCGACCCGGACCCGACCCGGGCCTTGCAGCCGGTCGGGCCAGTGGCGGTCAGGATCGCGCCGCGCAGGGTGATGGTCAGGGCGGAGCGGGCGGCCATCGGCGGCAGCCGGAACCGGCGCGCGGAGGCGGTGCCGGTGATGTCCGGCGACTCGACCATAGTGGCGCCGTCGCTGTCAGACACCGCCGAGCCCTGATCCGACGCAGAACCGACGATGCCCCACCCGGACGCACCCGACGCCTGCCCGGTCAGCGGCATGACCGTCGAGGCCGGGTTCGGGACCCGCACCTCGGTGGTCTTGGTGGTCTGGCCACCAGAATTGTCGGTCACGACGCACTGCACGATGTACAGCGATCCGGCCACGCCCGCGGTGAAGCTGCAGGTGGCGGTGGACGCACCGGTCAGCGACGGCGCCCCGCTGGTCGGGTAGGCGATCGACCAGGCGTAGGAGGCGACGGTGCCGTCCGGGTCCGTCGCAGTCGCACTCACCGACACTGGAGCGCCGGCTGCGGCGGTCTGGTTCGCGGTGAGGGTCAGGGTCGGGAGCTGGTTGGACGCAGGCGCGCCGATCTCCGAGGACGCGCCGTCGTTGAGTTGGACGTAGTCGATGTCCTGCGTCACCGTCACATCGGAGGATCCGCCGAATTGCATGCCAGCGAAGGCCGCGGTGGAGGTGAACGTCGACGCCCCGGACGCGTTCCAAACGACCGTTGACGTGCCCGGCAGGTACGCCTTGAGGCTCCACACGCCCGTGCTGTTGTTGATGACCAGCGAGTACTCGAGCACGGTCGCCAGGTTGACCGTCGACCCCGCTGCCGTGGTCAGCGCGGCGAAGGTGATCGCGGCCAGGATCGTGCCGCTGGTGCCGTCACGGAAGTTGATCCCGTTGTTTCCCTTGTCGTAGCCGATCGCTGCGACGGTGCCCGAGGCGTGCCGGAACGTCACAAAGTTGACCGCATTCGTGGAGCCGGCAGCGGCGCCGTTTGGGCCGGACGTGCAGAACCGGAACGCCTGCTGGTTATTGGTGGCACTGGCCGCGTTCAGGAACCGGAACGCTGGGCTGGTGCCCGTGGCTATCGACAGCCGCACGCCAACCGTGCCGTACGCCTTCGCTGCGATCGCATAGGCGCCGGTCGAACCCGAGCCCAGGCTGACCGTGGAGGCGCCGGTGTTGCCGGTGGTGATCGCGGTGCCGTCGCTGACACCATCGAGCGGGAACTGAGTGAGAGCCATTGTCGTCGTCTCCTAGATCGCGGCGTAGGTGTACAGGTCGACCACACCCGACCATGCGGTGATCGACAAGGACGCGGGATTCGTCGGCCCGACGAACTCACGGACCGTGACACCAGCAGGCGGGGTCGACGGGATCGTCGGGTAGGCACCTGCGGTCGAGTCCCACACCACCGTGTACAGGCCGCGACCAGCGGTGGCGTCGCTGATCGCTCCGCTGAGCCCGGCCGGGGTGACCGCCCGGGCCGTGTCGGTGCCCGCCTTGGCCTCGGTGACGGTGGCCAGCTCGACCACGCCCGCCGTGGTGGTGGACGACGACGGAACCGAAGTCAGGTACGACCCGGCAGGCTGCGCACCGATCGCCGAGCGGGCAGCTGCGGCGTCCGCCGCCGTCACCACAGCCTTGCCGACCGTCGTCACGTCGGTGAGCCCGTCGACCGTGGTGGCACCGCCACCGATGTCGTCGGGTAGCTGCTCGAGCGGCACCTTCGCAGTCTCATCCAGGCTGGCGACGCCACCGGCGACACCCTTGGCGTACATCGGCGCCGGGACCGTGGGGCTGCCAGGCGGGACCTCGATAGTGCCGAGGTTGATGCCGGGGATCGGGGTGTCGAGCTGTGCCAGGAGAGGGGTGATCGCGTATTGCTTGCCGAGCCCGGTCGTCAGCGCTTCTTTGACCAGGACGGCTGCGCCCTCCTGCTGGGTGATGTCCGGGTCGTCCAGCGCCGGGAAGCTGGTGAAGATCGCGGCGGGGACGATGACGTCGTCCCACCATGTGTCCCAGGCCGTGCCGTCGAAGCCACCACCTGCAGATGCGGCGTCCGCGGCCCGCCATGCCGCCCTGACCACGGAGCGGATCGTGGAGTCCTGTTGGTCGGTGTTGCCGATCGTGGCGGTACGGGTCGCGCCCTGCGGGTAGATGATCCGCCCATCGACGCGGGTCACGCGGGTGGCGAAGCCGAAGTTCACGGTGCCCGGGACGGGCTGGTCGTCCGCAGTCAGGTACACGCCGTAGACCGGCACCCGATCCCAGCGGCTGGACGGATTAGCCATCTAGTCCTCCTTGGTGGCATGCGAAAGCCCCCGGGTTTCCGGGGGCTCGTTCAGGAGTTGCTGGGCCTGCTGGCAGGCGTCGGCGACCCAGTGCTGGTGGTGGAAGAGCGCCAGCCGCTCAGCCTCGGACAGACCGGCAAGCACACTGGGAAGATTGGGACAAACTTCTAAGTCAGGCCCGGTCACACTGGGAAGATCGGTCAGGCGTCGTCGCTGGACGACTGGACGTTGCTGGCTGCCGTGAGGCCGAGCGCGACACCGACGTAGGCGTAGACCGCGAGGGCGATGGTGAGCGCGTCCGGCTGGGCGGCGTTGATGGCCACGTAGCCGACCTGCACGGCGCCGATCAGGACGCCGAGACTGGCGTATGCGACGTAGATGCCCTTGCGGACGGCGTCAGGGATCAGGGTGAGCGGGTTCATGGTGGTCTCCTCAGAGTGCGGACTTGTACTGGGCCGAGACGCCCAGCAGGGATGCGACGTAGCCCGCGTACTGGGCGCGGGTAGCCGAGTCGATGGGCAGGGTGGAGGCGTGCGGCTGGGTACCGTAGTCGTCCCACGCGATGCACGTGGTCGCGGCGATGCTGCGGCGCTTGTTGTCGGCGGTCTCGGCCTTGGCGAGCGCGGCGCGGAACAGGATCGCTGCCCGGCGCAGGTGTGAGGCGTAGCTGACCAGCGTGTAGCTGGTCAGGTTCCATTGCCGCATGAGGTCCACCGAGTACAGCGCGTTGCCGATGGTCGATTGCGCCCTGGCTTCGACGATGACTCGCTTCTGCATCACTGACTTTGCGGCGGCGACGGCCTTGTCCTTGTCGGCTGCGTTCTCGTCGTCCGTCTTCGCGAGGTCGGGGACGAACCCGTCGGACGCCGCCTTGCCAGCCGCAGCGATCAGCCAGTCCCGCATCCAGGCGGCCTCGGTCTTGCCGTCCCGGATCGGCGCGCCCGTGACGATGACCTTGGACGCGGGGTTGGCGAGGATGGCGGGCAGGGCTGCGGAGAGGCGGCGGTCCATCTGCGTCGGGGTGCCGCCGAGCACCACGAACATGTGACCGGTCTGCGGGACGGTGAGCTTGGTGGCGTCGTAGGTGACCGGGACGCCCTTGTCGAGCGCGGCCCACTCGGCCATCATCTCGGCGTAGCGGGGGCCATCCCACGGGGACCGCAGCGTCACTCGCGCCTGCGCAGCCTTCGTGTCCTTGCCCTTGCCGTAGGCAGCCAGCAGCGCACCGAGCAGGGTCGCCGGCGACTTGGGCCGGATCAGCTCAGACCAGCCGGTCTTGGACTTGGCCTTGCTCCGCGAGGATGCGCCACGCACATAGAGGGAGCGGGTCCGGACACCCTCACCCTTCTGGCGGCCGAGCTTCCCGCCGGTGCTCTTGCCCTTCTCCGTCGTCTCGAAGCTCAACCACTTGCCGCCGCCGAGGTGGAACATCGCGTGGCCGGGGCCATAGATCGCGTCGGCCGGCTTCGCTTTGGCGTTGATCTGGGCGAGGCTCAGATTCCGGACGTTGATCCGGTCGACCATGCCGGTCGCACCGAGCGCCGGACCGAAATTGCCGGAGTAGATGGTGCCGGTCAGGACGCTGCGCGGGATCAGGCTGGCGAGGTAGTAGATCAGCGCCGTCGAGAACGTGCAGTCGGAATCGCCGGGCTCGCGGAGCCCCGCCAAGCCCAGCTTGCCGTTGTCGTTCCAGGCGCTCTTCCGGTCGTCCTGGCCGTAGCCGAAATTGCCGGACGCGAGCTTCTTGCCGACCGTGATCGCAGCAGCAATCGTCACTGAGCCACCTCCTCGTCGGGCACGGACTCGGTTTCCGGGTCGTAGGGCCACTGGTCGGCGTCGTCGGTCACGAGCTCGTCGTCCGGGTCGGTGTCGAGCGGTGCCTGCGGGACGTCGAGCTCGACCTCAGGCTGGTCGTCGGTGTCGTCGTCGGGCACGGTCTGATCGGGTTCGGGCAGCATGCGATGGCCTCCTTGCGAGGTGGGTAGATAGGGATGGGACTGATCAGGCGGGAGGGTCGTCGTCCGGTGGGATGGGGACGCCGAGATGCCGGAAGAGCGCGTCTACTTTGAAATCGACGCGGCCGATCCTGCGGGTCAGTTTGTCGTGCGCGGAGCTGCCGTGATTGGGAGTCACCTGGCCCTTGATTTCGGCGATCTGCACATCCTGAGCGCGCATCCGGTCATCGAGCGCGTCGAAGCGATCCATCATCGACGGCTTGCCCGGGATCCCCTGCTGGTCAGGTCGGCCGAGGATCAGGTCGAGGACCCGCGTCAGCTTGACCATGAGTGGGTGGACCATCTTGACCAGCACGAGCACCAGGCCTCCGATCAGCAGCAGGGCGAGTAGTGCCCCGATCACGTCATCGATCCCGACGCTGTCCAGCCACTCGGGGTGCGGCATCGCTCAGCCCTGCGAGTAGCTTGGGCTCAGGCTTTCGCCCAGGCGGACGGCACGGCGATGGGCGCGACGAGCGGTACGCAACCCCACGGCGGGTTCTGGGCGTCCCGGATGAGTGTGAACTGCACCCCGTCATCGCTCACCCACACGGTCACCCAGCCCGAGGACTTGGTCGCCTTGTATTGGAAGACGTAGTCGACGGGGACTTTCACAGGGCCATCGAGCGTCCGACAGCCGGTCTGAAAGTCGATCGCGGACACGAGCTGGGTCTTGTAGGCGGCGACCTGCGGGGATGCGCCCTCCGCGGGCGTCGCGACGAGAGCGGCGAGCAGCAGGACTGCGAGGCCGACGAGGATCTTCTTCATGGGGTCTGCTCCTTATCGCAGATAGGTGAGACGGAGTTGCAGAGGGTGGCTAGCCGTGTTGAGGGTTCGGACGTAGTTGCCGCCGATCACGCGATTGCCGATCTTCACCGAGCGGCTGGTGGTGGTGAAGCTGGCCAGCGTCCCCCACACCTGAGCGGGTGCGGCCGAGGAAGCCGAGTCGGCGATCTGGTCACCCGTGAGGCCGCTCGGAGCGGTTGAGTTGGCTGCCGTCGTTGTCTGTGGCCAGCCCAGCACGGCCCATGATGTGCTGGCTTTCGAGTAGTAGGCGCCGAGTTCAGCCTTGAGTAGCGTCGCGCCGGCCAGTGCCGCCGCGACAGTGGCCGATTCACCCGAGATGGCTGCGTTGCCGAAGAGCAGGTGCGCCCACTGTGCGTAGGTGCCTGGGTTCTGGGCGGCGATCAGATCGACCGATGTGACCGGCGACCCTGCACCGTTCGCGTGCATCGCCGAGCAGTTCCAGACGCTGGTCCACAGCTTCGCGGTGGTGGTGGCGGCCTTCGCCGCGCCCTGGTCGGTGATTTCGAGGAGCACCGGCTGGGTGGCCGAGCCCCACACGTCGATGGTGCCGCCCGAGTCACGCACGATCGACAACAGCGCCCGCAACTCACGCAGTCCCCCCTGGCCGGCGGTGTTGATGATCGCGGACATGGCGGGCTGGGTCGTGTACACATTGGTCGGGTTGAGCAGCAGTCGGCCGTTGCGCAGAATCGTCGAGCTGGTGGAGACCGCCGAGCCGTCGTAGGCGTAGCGCATGCTCGCCAGAGCCACCGTGTCGGCCGCGGACGCCCGGACCGCGAGACCGGAGACCTCGATCTTGTACAGCCGATCCGGCTGCAGCACGGCCCGCAGCTCGATGACTCCCGTCTCCGTGGTGGTGATGCCGGTCGTTGTCGTGGTTCCGAGGGTGTAGGCCAGCGTCCCGCGAGGGTAGGGGGCGAGGATCTCGTCCAGGGTGGACCCGCCGACCCGCAGCGCCTGGGTGGAGACCGATTGGAAGCTGGCGTTGCCGCTGGCGGTGATGCGGGCGACGGGATTGTCCGGGTCGAAGCCGAAGGACATGCCGTCACCGGAGTCGGCGTCACCCATCCGCAGCCAGGACTGCACCGCGTTGGACGCCGCCGGGTTCGGGGCCCACGCCTGGAAGCCGTCATCGGCGTCCGCCGACAGGTGCGTCCCGGACGGCGGGCCCCACGTCTGGTTGATCGAGAAGATGTCGGTGGCGGCCATCATCTCCGCGGTCACGATCTGGAGTGACCAGTCGGACGCGACGAATGCCCCAGTGCCGCGGGCTGTGGTGCAGATCCACAGGATCGAGTCGGAGTCCTGCCACAGATCACCCAGCTTGTACGGGGGCAGTGGGGTGTCAGTGAACGTCACGGTGTAGGAGTCGACCAGGTCCGAAGTCTTCACCCTGGCAGGGGTGAAGCTGACCTGGTCGGAGGGGACCGACGCATTCCCGGACAGGTCGTAGGCGACGAGCCGCACGTAGTACGTGGTGCCGTAGGCGAGACCGGAGACGGTGAACGTGCCCGACTTCAACAACGCGGCCCGGCGGGTCGTCGTTCCCGTCAGGTCGGGGGTGAATCCCGACGTGGTCGACAGGTGCACCTCGCAACGAGCGAAGTCGGGCGGCATAGCGTCGCCGGCGGTGTCCTTGCCGTCCCAGCCGACCACACCCGCACCCAGCCAGGTGCCGCCGGTCGGCGTCGACGGCTTATTCGGGGGAATGGCGTCGGTGCCGAACTCGATGCTGGCAGTCGCTGACTGCACGCCCGGTTCGGTCGTCGTCACCCCGTAGGCGCGGGCCGTGAACAGCCACTGCGAACCCACCTGGAACTCGTCCACCGTCAACGCGGCCGCGTTGCTCGACGTGGCGCCGATCGTCCGCCACTCCGACGCCGGGGTGGTCTGCGGCTGGCCCAGCAGCTCGTAGCGCGACACGTCCAGCTCGGTACCGTCGGTCGCCGTAGACACCGGGTCCCAGGAGAACCTGCCCCGTACCCGGTGCTCACCGAACGGGTTGACGTACAGCTCGCCAGTCACCGTCAGGTTCGTGGGCGCGGCGGGCTGGCGGCTGTCCACGATCGGCGCACCGATCATGGACCCGTTCCCGATCACCCCGGTGGAGCCCGCGGTGATCGCTGTCACCCGGCCGGCCAGCGCAAGATCTGCGTTGGTGAACCGGTCACCCAGGACGATGTTGCCGGACAGCCCGTTCTGCTCGTCGCGGGTGATGGTGATCTGCATGATCCGCAGCCGCTCATCACCGGTCGCGCCCGGTGCGGTGATCCAGTCGCCCACGTTGTAGTCCCGGATCGGCAGCCACGTGCCGGCCATGGTCAGAGTGCGGACGTACTGGCCCTTGATGCGGTTCCGGTCGTCCAGCGCGGCGTTCCCGGCGTCCTCGAGGTCGTCGTCGTTCTTGACGCCGGCCGAGTCGATCATGCCTTCCCAGCGGCCGTAGTACTCCGGCACGCTCGGGTCCTTGACCGTGACCTTGTGTTTGCCGTCGCCCTTGACGAGGAGGCGGGCGACCCGGTCGGCCTGCGACGTCGAAGACGGCGCGTCGGTCAGATCGTCGCCGTACCTCAGATGCACCGTCGCGGACAGATCAGCCGATGCGGTGTTCGGGTTGTAGATCCGCAGCCCGCGGCCGCGGGTGATCCAGTCGCACAGCCCGTTCTTCGTCAGCGCGTCCAGCTTCTCGTGCAAAGGCTGACCGGCGGGGAACGCTCGGCCGTCGGTGGCCTTGCCGAGCTTCTTCGCCCAGTTGTTGCCGCCGGAGTCCTTGGTGGTGGTCCACGAGTCGCGCAGGATCGGCACCGCGGGGCCGCTCCTGGCGTCGTGCTCGTCGAGCATCTTCTTGCACACGTCGCCGGCGTCCGATGTCGCGGAGAAGACGCGCATTCCCGCGTTCTTGCTCTTCGAACCTGCTAGTGCGCCGGTGTTGAGGTCGCAGATTTTGTTGAGCAGCCAGGACCACGACGGCAGGGTCAGGGTGTGCACCAGGGCCGGGTCCGACTTGTCGTAGTCGTCGCCGACGAGCAGGTAGCGGCAGCCGTCCGGCTCCACCCAATCGGTCGGCCCACCCTGCCAGTTGACCTTCAGCGCGATGTCCAGCCCGGCGTTCAGCCCGCGTGCTGCCAGATCCCCGTTCTCGGCCAGCTCGCTGTACTTGACGGTGAGTGCGCCGTCGTTGTTGAGGACGACCGACGCCGACCAGGACAGCGGCTCCGGCAGCACACCCAGCACCGTGTCCGTGCCGGGCGAGTACGCGACGAGCTGGATGTCGTAGCTCACAGGTAGCTCCCCTGCGCCCGGACCGCGAGCTTCGACGCGGCCGTGCCGCCCGTGCCTGTGGCGGACAGCAGCACCTTGCGGACCGTCGCGGACTGCACCACCGGCCACAACTGCAACCGGCCCGCCGCCGGGAAGCTCACCGCGCCAGAGACATCCGTGCCGCCCGATGTCCACGCCGACGACGACGTCGACAAGCGCGCCGACACCGGGTTCGCGCACAGATACAGGTACTGGCTGGCAGGCACCGTGCCCGCCCAGTAGATGCCCGTCCCGGTCGACGGATCCGTGACGTACGGGTTCGTGCGGGGCCCGGTGACCCGCAGCACCGCGTCACCGATCGGGGCCGTCGACCCCGACAAGATCGCGATCTCGATGTTCGTCAGGTTGCCGCTGTAGGCCAGGTCCGGCGAGGTCGCGACCGCACTGCGGAAGAACACGCCGGGGATGGAGAGGGCGATCACGATGCGCGAGGCGGAGCCGGGCACGAAGTTCGGATGGTTGATCGAGACGAGGCGGACCACCGCAGATTGAGTCAGGCCACCCGACACGCGTGTGAGCGTCACGGTCGGCGCGGCACACAAGGCGATGAACTGGTTGATGGCAGTCTCCAGGGCCGCCTGATTCGCAGCTAACGCCCACGCATTGGCTACGACCTGACCGGACTCATAGACGGGCAGGCCCACATTGAGCGCACCGTGCTGACCGGGAATGGTGATTGGGCTCTGACGAGTCTTCACCTCGGCGCGCCACGTCGTATCCGAGGTCAGCGTCAACCCAAGAGCAGAGGCGAGTGAGAGCCCATTGACCTGGAAGTCGACCGGGTTGGTCATCACCACCTCCCCACCTGGGCCAGCGTCTGGAGCGCGCGGTTAACGGTCACGGAGGTGGGCTCTGCCTGCGGGTTGTAGGTAGTGACGGCGACCAGCGGCCCCGAAGTGCCCGAGTCAGAAGAGGTCACGGTCGGGGTAGGTGCGCTGATCTGTGCTGCGCCCATCAGGCTCGATGCCGCGTTCTGGACCCGGCTCCGCTGAGCCATCAGGGAGGCCGCGAAGTCCTCACCAAGCGCTTTGCCCGAATAGGTGACGTAGCCGTGTCCGCTGAAAGGACCCCACTTCGCCGGGCTGAAAGGCCACAGCCCGCGAAGGTTGGACATGCCCGCCTTGACCCAGGACACGAGGCCGTCCCACGCGGACTTAATCCCTCGCAGGAAGCCGTTCACGAGGGACCGCCCAGCGTTCACCAGCAGGCTTCCAAGGCTGCCCAGCGCGGCAGTGATCTTGCCAGGCACGCCCTTGATGAAGGTCACCACCTCGCCGAACTTCGAACTCGCCGCGGTCACGACTCCTGCGAACCAGGCGGCGACCCGGGCCGGCACGGTCGCGAGCGTCGCCAGTCCCGACAGCACCCGCCCCGGCACCGAGCCGACGAATGCGACCGCCGCGTTGAAGCGTGCCTGGATGGCCGACACGACGCCGCCGAACCATGCCGCCACCCGGCCAGGGATCGACGCGAGCGCGACCAGACCGGCCACGATGCGCGCGGGAATGCTCGCGATGAACGCCACGACCGAGTTCCAGATGGCCTGCGTCCCGGCCACGATGCGGTCCCAGTTCGCGATGATGAATAGGACCAGCGTTCCGAGCGGGCCGATGATGATGAACAGTAGGTTCTTCATCAGCCCCTGGAAGAACGCGACAATTCCGTTCCAGATCGCCTGCGAGACCGCGAGGATGTTGCTCCACAGGCCGGAGAAGAAGCCGCTGATCTGGTCGCCGATTCCGCCGATTGCCGACGGCAGCGAGGTGATAGCCCCGATGCCGTTCGCCATGAAGTCGGCGATCGCGGTGATGACGCCGCCGAGCCAGCCGATCACCGCGGACAGCGCGTTCACCAAGCCGCCCGCGATGATGGCGACAACCGGCGCGACAGCGCCAACGATGGCCCCGAGAATGCTCACCAGCAGCGACAGGATCGGCATGAGTGCGGTGATGATCCGACCGATCGCTGCGATGATCGGAGCCAGAGCGCCAGCCAGGGTCGTAGCGAGGTTGACGATCGGCGGCAGGAGGGCGTTGATCACCGCCATGAGCGGCGGCAGGAGTTGCTGCACCAGCTGGACCACGATATCAACCACTGGCAGCAGTGCCGTGACGATACCTAGGACCGCCGAGACCAGCGGTGAGATCGCAGGGAGTAGCGCCGTAATCGCGCTCGCGAATGGCGGCAGTAGAGCCGTGACAAGCTGGGCCACCACGTCGACCACTGGCAGCAGCGCTGCGGTCAGTTGGCTGAAGACGGGCACCACGGCGTTGATCACGTCCACCAGCACAGGCATCGCCGATTGAGCGAGTTGGAGGATAACCGGCAGGAGTGCCGAGCCGATCTGAGTGCCGGCGGAGACCAGCCCGGAACTCACTTGAGCGAACAGCGGACCAAGCTGTGTCACCAGCGGAACTAGGAGCCCGATTCCCTGCTGCGCCAGCGTCGAGAATGCGGAGGCGACCTGCGGGAGCAGCGGCTGCAACGACTTGAACAGCAGCCCGAGCGGCGAGAACGTCGAGATGATCTGCGAGCCGGAGGTAATCAGCGACCCGAAGTCGACGTTTGCCGTCAGCCCGGTCAGGTAAGTGCGGACAGTCCCCAAGATCGGCGCGAGCGTCCCCTGAAGGGATCCCGCGAGCTTCGAGATCGATCCGAGCCCACTCGACAACGCCGTTGACATCTTCGGCCCCAACTGGTCCATGACCGGCTTGAGCTTCGCCGTCAGCGCGTCGAGCGCGGGGATCGCGGCGTTGAACAGGGTCTTGAGGCTCGCCAGCGCCGGGGTTGCTACGACGGCACCGAGGCGCCCCAGGGCGGCATATACGTTCGCCAGCGCACCCTTGAACGTCTCGCCCGACTTGAGGGCCGCTCCACCCATCCCGGACTGCATCGCTGCGGCGAAGGTCTTGAAGTCGATCTCTCCGCTACGCACCATGTCGGACACGTCGGCCGAGGTCGTGTGAAGTTGCTTGGCAAGCAGTTGCAGGACGGGAATGCCCGAAGACATCAACTGGAGCATGTCGTCGCCCTGGAGCTTCCCGCGGGCGGCAACGGATGAGTAGATCAAGCCGATGTCAGTCAACGAGCGGCCAGAGATGGCTGCAGTGTCCGCGACGGTCTTCAGGACCGACTCCAGCCCCCTGCCCTCCTTTACACCAGCCGCCGTCAGAGTCGCCGCAACGGTCGCCGCATCGCCGAGGCCGAAGGCGGTCCCCTTAACGGACGCGAGGGCGGAGCCCATGATCGCCGTGATGGACTTGGCCGAGTGTCCGAGCCCTTCAAGCTTCTTCTGGGCGCCCTCGATCGCAATGGCCCGGTTGATGCCGCCAGTGGCTGCCAGCCCGACGATCGCCACACCCATGCTGGCGATGGCCTTCACCCCGAAGCCGAGGCCCTTGGAGAGCGCAGACCCGATCAGGCTCCCCGACCGCCGGGAGGACTTCTCCGCCGTTGCCTCGAAGTCGCCGAAGGTGCGCTTGACGTCCTTGCCGAACTGGCCGGTGGAGGCGGCGAGCGAGAGGTAGGCGACGCCGAGTTCGGTAGCCATTCCACCTCCGATCGGTAGACACGGGCGGTACGATTCGCGGCATGGGGGATGCGCTGCTGCTTGAGATCACGAGCCACATCGACGGCAAGAACGCGAAGGTTCGCGTCTATCCGGATCGCGTGGAATGGGAGCGCCCAAAGCACGTCTCGGGTGCCAAAGTCACGGCGGCGGTCTTCACCGGTGGCCTGTCGCTTGCAGCCACAGGCATCAACACCCGCAAGGGAACCGGCGTTGAGGTCATCCCCATGCGGGCTATCACGTCCGTGACTCAGAAGCGGGACACGATGCTGAATGACGTGGTATCGGTTATCACGTCCGGGAATAGCATCGATATGCGTTGTTCCCGAGCGGAGGCGGGGCAACTTCGCGGACTGATTCTCGATGGCATCAACGGCAAGTTGCTGGCCGAACCTACTGCTACTGCTCCGCCGCCTACCCCTCAGGGTCCGCCGCCGGGTTGGTATCCGGACCCACAGAATCCGTCCTTGGTTCGTTGGTGGGATGGGTCTCGTTGGACTGAGCACTCTCGGGCGCGCTGAATCGTTCGGGGAACATTTCGCGGTACCAGGCGTCGAAGTCGGCGATGGTCTCGACCGAGTCGCCCTTGATGGTCTCCACGTCCATGTCCGCCGGCGAGGTTGGTCGCGGGATGGGCTTGGGTCGTGAGCCTTTGCCATCGGCTCGTTGCCAGTTCGCGAGTGCGAGGGTGTCGGCGATGTGGGCGAGCAGGTAGGTGTCGGCGGTCCACCAGCGGGTTCCCTCTGGGTCGAGGGCTGCGGCCACAGCCCCTTCGCGGGGAAGGTTCACGGCCATGGCGGCGATGTCTTGCAGGGGTGTGCCCTGGTCGTACAGTGCGCGCGGCGTGCCGTGGTAGAAGCGTTGGAAGTCGGCGACGAGGGGCCCGCGGTGCTCGGCGAGGAGCGCCGCGAGCGTCAGGAGTTTGGGTTCTTGGCCGCCTCGAAGATCTCGCCGACCAGGGGCAGCATGTCGGAGGCCTTCACCCGGCCGGTCTCCGGGTCGCGGAGCACGTTCTTGGCCTTGGCCATCTCGGCGGGCGGCAGGAGCCTGCGGAGGGTGGACAGCGAGATCTGGGCGGCGCGGCCGGCGGCGTCGGGGTCGTCGTCGGCGCGGTCGGCAAGCGACTGTGCCTCGCTGAGGTCTTCCAGCAGCTCGAAGTCGTCGAGCGCGTCGAGCGGGATGTGCAGATCGGTGCCCCGGACGGTCACGGTGAGGATGCCCGGCTGCTGCTTCGGCTTGTGGTCCTGCGGCTGCTTGGTCATGGCGTGCACCTTTCCTCTGCGCGCGCTCGTGGGTGACCGGCAGGGGCGGTGAGGCGGCGCGCAAGAGACCGCCCCTGCCGGGGTCTGTCAGGCGGTCTTGATGCCGTCGTCGCTGTACTCGTAGAAGTAGTTGTTCGACGAGTCCTGGTAGAGGGTGAGGGTGACCGGGTAGGCGATCACGTCGGAGTCGCCGAAGGTCTGCTCGAACTTCTCGGTGGTGATCTGGGCGTTCGGCATGACGATGCGGCGGACGTGCCCGCCATCCTTCATGTCGATCACCCATGCCGAGTTGTCGACATCCTCGCCCTTGTAGGTGACGACGATCTTCGTGCCGGCGCTGGCTGTCGCAGGGGTGATGGCGACCGCGGTGTCGCCCCAGATCGTCTTCGCGACGTTGCCGTTGGCGGCCTCGATGAGGGTGAACTCGATGGTGATGGTGAGTTCGGTGCGGGTCTGCTTGGCGACGTCGCCGCCCCAGGCGCGGATCGTCTCGTAGGCCTTCTCGATGGACCGCTTGAGGCCGTCGTCGGAGGCGTAGCCCTGCTCGAGGAGCGCGGCGTTGAGGGTGGTCGTCTCGCTCGTCGGCAGGGTTGCGGTGAGGGGGCCGCGGAAGATGGCGCCGCCGATCTTGGGCTTTCCGGCGACGACGTACTTGGAGTTGGTCATGATGCTTCCCTTTCGGTGCGCCGCCTCAGGGTTTGGTTTCCTTGCCCCGTCGCCGGGGAGGTCACTGGATGCGTTGTCGCAGGATGACGGTGGTCACGTACCGTGGTGTTCCGCTGTCCGGGTCGGGCTGCGAGTAGGGTCCGCCGAGCCAGCCGTCGGGACCGGCTGGGACGTGCCCGTCGTTGGTGTCCATCTCGGCGAGCCATCCGACGACGAGGTCCGCCAGCCGCTCTGCCTCGTGCTCGGACTTCTCCCAGCACTCGACGACCATGCGGCAGTCGCGGTGCGCAAGGGATGTCACGGTCGCGCCGGCGAGCTGGAGGCGGATGAACCGTGCTGGGCGCGGGTCGGGGACTCCCGCGTGCGCCCTCGCCGCGTCCCCGGCGGACGATGCTCGACCGTTCAGGTAGTCGCGCATGGCGGCGAGCGGTGAGGGGAAGATCACAGCGCCTGCTCCAGGACGTGTCGCTTCGCTTGCACGACCATCGCGCGCGGCGTCGCTGTGAGGACCGCGGCGCGGCCTCGGATTCGACCGCCCGTCTTCGCGGCAGGCCTTGGCTCGAACCCGCGTCCGGCGGTCTTGGCGATCCGCTCGGCGTGGGCGTTGAGTTCGGCCATCACTGCGGGAAGGGTTCGGAGTTCGGAGAAGCATCCCTTGTTCCAGCGGATGCGCACCTTAGCCATCGGTCGTCACCACCTGGTCGACGAGTTCGAGGAAGGCGTAGTGCTCATCGGGGTCGTAGCGGACGTCCGAGTAGACCTGAACCTGCACCTGTGCCTGTCCTGCGACGACCGCCTCGCCGTTCACCATCATGGCGACGGGCAGGTCCGTGAAGACCGTCTGGGTCTCGGCCATCAGGACCGCCGCTTGGACGGCTTCTTGACGTACTCGCTTCCACCCGTGCGGCCGGTGCCCTTGCCGTAGTTGATGGAGTTGCTGCGCCCAGATCCATCCGTGTAGGTGATCCGGGAGACATCGCCCATGGCGGTATGGCTGACTACGGCGTTGCTCGTCACCTTCCCGAGTGCGCCGCCGCCTAGGCTTATCTGATCGCCCGCGCGAATACTCTCATGGGGAATGTCGAAGTATCCCGCTCCACGCCCCGCCGTTCGTCTCTGGAACGTCTGGCCGTCGCGCTGAAGGGTGTTCCCACTTCCGCCCGAGCTTGCACCCCTACCGCCCATGACTGGCCTCCATCCTGTCTGTGACGTCGTTCCGGTAGTAGGTGACCGGACATTCAAATGCGGCTCCGGCTAGGGGCGCGCCGTAGTGGAGGATGTGTGAAGGTCGCAAGGCTGCTGCGGCAACCGCCATCCCCCCGAGCCACAGGAGGCTCGCTTCCGTGTTGGTCCGCACGCCAACCGTGGACACCGCTACGGTGCCGCCCGTTGGTAGTCCCTCAAAGCACCAGCGGAGGCTGGCCGCATCCGACCATTGGAGGGTCGGAATCACATTCAGGCCGAGCAACTGCCAGTAGTTGCCGAGCGCGCGTGACCTGTAGACGTTCCACCGCTGCATCGGCTCAGGCATGTCCGTGTAGAGCGAGAAGTCGGGCGTCAGCAGGCATTCGAAGTCAGCCAGCAATGGCGTGTAGCGCTCCGGCTCACGCCACAGCCGTTCAAACTGGTAGTCGTCGACGAAGAAGTGCACGCCGCCGGTGGGGGCCGTTGCCGACTTGACGTAGTTGAACCCGAGCAGAGATGAGGGGATCGATCCGCATGCGGCGAGGCGCGGCCATCCGCCAGCACAGTCATCGGCGTCGCAGAGGTGGAGGTTGTAGCCACGATTCGTGCGGTCTGCCATCAGCCCTCCACTCGCTTGAGGTAGACCAGCAGCGGAACGGTCATGCCGAACGGGCCGTGGGAGTAGTCCTCGGCGCGTCCCTGCTGGGCGTAGGTGCCATCAGGCAGCGTCCAGCGGTCCCTGTCTCCACAGACGGTGCCTAGTGGCACCATCAGCACCATGTCGCAGTCGACGGGGCGGCGTCCGGGCTCAAGGCCGACTGCGTCCGCTGACGGCGGATACCAGCCGTGAGAGTCGACTGGAGCCGTGGACGTCCAGGCGTCGACCGCCAGTCCGATCTCATCCTCGCCTGACGGCGTGTAGAGCTCGTGGGGGATCTGGGCGATGATCGGCAGGTTCACGGCTGTTGCACCCACACGGTTGGCACCCTCACCCGGTACGACCTAGCGATGGCGAGGTCATCGGGTGCGAGCATCGTCTGCCCGCCCTGCGCCCAGTTGGCGTAGGTAAGCGACTCGGAGAACGGTCCTGCCGTGTGGGAGCCGTTGGTGGCACCTGACGCGGCCTGCGGGTCGATGCTGAGCACCTTCTTGGCAACCTCGGCCACGGTCAATCGCACCAGGTCGGGGACGGTTCCACCGTGACTGTAGGTGACGTTCACGAAGGCGTCTGAGCCGAGCGGCAGTGACGGGCATCCGGGGTCGAAGACCTGAAGCCGGCCGGCCTGCTGGATGTATGGCACATCTATACCGGTGTCGTCTACGACTGATGTGATGCCAGTTACGGGGCGCTGTGGCAGCACCACGATCCCGCCGTTCACCTTGAGCCGCGACGTGGACTCATCTGACGTGAAATCCTGTCGGGCCGCCCTGCGGAACAGTTCGGAGGCCTTCTGCAGAATGGCGTCGACGCGCCTCACCTCATCGATGGTGAGGGGACGACCCAGCACCGCTGCCACGTCGGTGGCTTCAGCCAGAGCCTGCATCATCCCCTCACCTCCTTCAGGTCAGGCAGTCGCGGTGACGGTGATCGCCGGGGTCGTACCGCCGGTGAACGAACCGGCCGCGGCGAGCTTGACAGCCGTCTGGAAGGTGATCACCCGGGTGGTGGTGCCGGACACCTTCGCTCCGGAAACACCGTTCAGCGCGTTGAGCGCGGCAGCGACTGCCGCGTTGTCGGCGTTGTAGGCGATGTTCGCGGTGGCGGTGGAGCCAACCGTCAGGGTGAAGGTGCCGCCCGTCGGGGCGCCAGTGATCGCCAGGGTCCACTTCTCGGCAGCAGGAGTGCCAGTGAGAGTGCCCTGAGTGATGCCGAAAACCCACACGCCGTTGGCCTTGACGACCTTCGATCCGTAGACGTTCAGGCCACGGACGATGTCGGCGATCTTGTTCGGGGCCCGGAGCGCTTCGATCTCATTGATCTGGCCCACATAGGCTGCAGCCCGGCTGTGGAAGGCCAGGAAAGCGGGACCGTCGACTTCCGGCAGGTCGTCGGAGACGACGGTGCGGAAGTTGAGCAGGTTGCCGATGGTGGCGTTTCGCAGGCCTTCCCCGTCGCCGGAGGTGTCGAACGCGGTCAGCTTGCTGTCAGCGCCCAGCAGATAGCCGGCGAACTCGCTGTTGGCGACGAGCACCCGCTGGTCGTTCGGCGCCTTGGCCTTCGACAACTGCTTCCACGCGTCACGGACCAGGTTGAACGCGGAGTTTCCGTCGGTCGGGGCCGAGCCCGACAGCGCCGAGCCCTGCGCAGACATGGTCTGGAACAGCGACTGGTTGGAGTCGGTCACCAGGGCATCGCCGGCGGCGTTGGTGTACTCCTCCATGCTGCCCGCGGCCTGAGCCTTGTCGATGTCATCGACGTAGAAGGCGAACGCCTTCTCCTGGTCGATCGGCAGATCGATGTTGGTGTCGGAGACATCGTCCGGGGTGATCGTCCGCCCGGCCGCCTTGTAGTCCTTCACCTCAGGAGTGACGACGCCGGTCAGCTTGACAGTGTTGCCCTTGGTGGCCTCGCCTTCGTGGTCACGGTTGACGAGGTTCGGGCCGACAGCGCGGTCGACCCAGCGGTCCTCCAGGGTGTCACTCCACACCTGGGGGATGAAGTTGGTGGCTCCCATGTCAGTGGGTTCCTTTCATGATCGACGGCATCAGGATGTGATGCCGAGAAGTTGGTTGAGTCGGCCGTCCTTGCGTGCCGCCCGCCGCTCCTCAGGACTGAGGGCGGCGTATTCCTCGCGTGTCGCGATCTGCTTGGGTCCACTGACTGGAGCCCCGACCTTCCCCGCACCATCGAGAGACGGAGCGGCGGGAGGAGACTTGGGTTCCTGACCGAGACGCTTGGCCAGGTTGATGAGCGCGTCACCGGACAGTCCCGCGAGCAGCGGGGCATCCTCGGCGGACACGTGGTAGGTGGAGACCGCTTCGGCGACAGCGGCACGTGCGGTCGCATCGGTGGCGGTTTTCTCCAGACCTTCGATGCGCTTGACCAGCTCGTCGTAGCCGGCGACCTTTTCCGCGACAGCCTTCGGGTTGGCCTTCTGCTCGGCGATGATCCGCTCGACGGCGTCGGCGTCGAAACCGAGGGCTTCGAGTTGCCTGCGTTCGTGCTTGCGGGACAGGTTCTGCCACTTGTCACGGTCAGCCACTGTCTTGTCGAGCTCGGCCTTGGCTCTCTCGGCCTCCGCCTTCCAATCGGTCTTGTCATCGGGCGCGGTCTTGGGCTCGGCAGGCTTCGGAGACTCTGCAGGCTTCGGCGGGTCGACCTTCGGTGCGGGATCTACAGGCGGCTCGTCGGCCATCATCTGGAAGCCGCCGAAGAGGCCTCGATGAGTTGCGATGATCTCCGCCAGTTGGGGCGGCAGTGATGTGGGCATGATGGACTGGACCTTCCATGTCGGATGGTTGACGCACGCCCATGTCGGGCGGCGGGGTCTAGATGTCGCCGGGACCGGTGAAGTTCTGGTGCTTCCAGCCCAGGAGCGGGCCGATCTCGCCGTGCTCGTTGGTGGCGATCAGCTTCCGGTAGTCGGGGGCTCGCCCACCGCGATCCGAGGCGCCGACGAATCCTTCAACCTGCGCGTGCACCTGCTCGAGCAGATCCCGATCAAGCACCTGTTCGCTGTGGTCACCGATACCGAGCGTGTCGATTTCACAGTCGCAGCCGGGATGAATCGGAAGCAGATCGCGCTTCCAGTACCGCTGCGTTGAGGCGATGATGCAGAGCGTGCAGTTCTTCGGGCCCTTAAGCACCCGACGGAACGCCTCAATCCCGCGAGCCGTGTAGAGCGTCTGCCGTGCCTGCCTCACCTTCGCCATCTGCATGCCGGTGGCGAGCAGGCTCACAAGCCGGGCGGTGGCTTCCTTTTGCGCCTGGTCGAAGTCGCTGCCGTTGCTCAGTGACGTGTAGAGCGTCGTGGCGGGCCTGCGATAGACCTGCTCATCCGGGACTCCGCGCAGATCGTCCACGTGGATGGTTCCGGAGGGCTTCGTCTCGGCGAGCTTCGCCAAGTAGGTGTCGGTGAGCTGTGCGACCTGTTTCTGTCCGGCCAAAACCTTCGGGATGATGATCTCGATGAAGCGGTCCACATCCGCATCCCGCCAAGAGCCCATCGAGCCCCACAGCCGAGTCGCATATTCGGTGAGGCGCCGCCGCACGTCAGCAGTCAGTCGACCCTCGGCCGAGATCAGCGCGTCACGCTGCGCCGGGCTGAGTGCCACTACCCACCAGCATCGCGGCTGCCAACTGCTCCTCGGCGCGGTCCTGAGCGTCCTGCTGGATCTGCTCAGGGGTGCGGCCGAGGATGTTGCGCTGGATCGACTTCCACGACTCTCCGGCGCCCTTCGCCTGTGCGGCTGCGGCATACTTCTCGGTCATCGTGACCCGCTCCGGGCTCTCCAGCAGCACCTCGATGGTCCCGGACGGCTCGACGCCCTCGGCGCGCATCGCCTTCAGCAGGGCGGCGGCAAGGATGATCTTGACCACCTGTACGCAGTCACGAGCTTTGAAGTACAGGCCGGAAGTCATCTCGGCGGCCCCGGTGGCCGACTGGTTGGCGCCGTCAGGGACGAGCATGGGCAGCGGCGTGCGGGTGACCGCAGCGAGGTCGCGAAGGTCACCCTTCTCTGCAGAGAGCATTGGGGTGATGTCGGTGACGCCGGACTCCCACAGTTCGACACCTTCGGGAAGGTCCCAGAGCGCTCCGGGTGCCGGCTCAAAGATCTTCGACCAGTCCTGGTCGTTGCCCTCTTCATCCTTGCCGTCGTCCTCGTAGGCGCCATCAGCCTTGCGCTTCAGGGCGCGCTGACGGAATGCCTGCATGGCGGTGGTGACGAGGCGCTGGAGGATGCCGCGGTTGATCCGGTTGATGAGGTCCAGGTGGAGCTCGAACTCGCCCCAGCCGATCGGGTTACTGTAGGCGTAGATCGGGATGTCGCCAGAGATGGGTTCGAACTCTGACGCGACGCGCCAGTCCCCGGACACGGCCTTGAGGTGCAGTCTCTTGCTGTTGCCCACCATGCGCGTCGTCGGCCGGGAGAACTTCTGCCTTCCTCCAAGTACCCACACATAGGCGTAGTCGCTGCCCTGCACCTCATCACGCCAGACCTTGATGGCCGCGCGCACCTTCCACGGCTGCACCGGGTCGATCTCCAGGTACATGAACTCGGCCGACTCGGACGTGATGATCGCCTGACCGTCGTCGCCCGTCCAGACGCACAGGTAGGAGTCGCGGTAGGCGACACCGTCACGGACGAGCTGCTTGACGACGAGGTCCATGCGGTTGTCGCGCCAGATCCGCTGTGCCAGCTTCGCCTCATCCGACTCCGAGGAGCCGGCGATGGCGATGCCGAGCGGAACGACGCGGTCAGCGACCGAGCCGACGATGAGCTGAGCCCAGTTGGTGCGCGACTCCTTCTGGAACCGCTGCCAAGCGGCCCGCAGGTTCGGCCCCATTTCGGGCAGCGGCGCGTCGGAGTCCATGTAGCGCTTGAGCAGCGCCACTCGGGACTGCTGGTCGTCGAGGCCCTTGGTGAGGATGGGTAGCCACTCGCTGGGAGTCTGGGGCAGCGCCACGGCACCTCCTCCTCAGTAGAGCCTTCTCGGCTGGCGTCGTTTCCGTTTCACCGGCTGAGCACCGGCCGCAATCGCATCGAGTCGCGCCTGCCACGCCAGAACGGTGGCGATCGCGCCGTCGATCTTGTCCGCAGACTCCGGATACGCCTTGTAGATGCCGTAGCCGGTCGAGTTACGGCGCTTGCGGGCATTCAGCACGTGCTGGGTCAGGGTGACGCTGCCTGTATGGGTCATCTCGCCGTCGATCACCGCGTCATGGAACTGTTCCAAGGCTTGGGTGATCTTGCCCTTCGTGCCGCCGGTCATCCACCACTCGATCGGGTTCGACCGAGACGCCTTCACCTTCAGCTTGGCCCCGTAGCGGGCCTCCCATTGGGCGACGTAGCCTTCCCACTTCGCCGGGTCGGCATAGAAGCCGACCACGCGGTAGGTGGAGAACGCCTCAGCGACCGTGGCATCCACCTCGTCGGTAGGCACGCGCCAATCGGCACCTTCAGGCCCGTCCGGTTGCTCCCAGATTCGGATCGGCTGCACCAGTCCGTCAGGGAGCCTGGCCGCGACCAGCGCCGTGGCGTCAGTGACGCCGTACTTGCGCTTGCGCGAACCATCGAAGCCGAGGGTGACCACATCGCCCGGCTGCAGGGCCGCCGCGGGACCAGCGAGCCCGAGAGTCTGTACCGAGCGCGCATTCCACTCCGGCCGGGCGATCCATGAATCCGAGGCGTGCGTGATCTGGTTCAGGAAGTCCGAGCGCAGCTTCTGCACGTCATTGGCCGGGTCCCAGAACATGTCCGCGTTGCCCTCGATGGGGGCCCATCCGGGCTTGCAGGGCGGGTCGTGGAGAACGCAGCCGTCCTTGTGGTCGGAGGAGCATCCGTAGGCGTACCGCAGGCCGGCGACCAGCGATTCGCGGTCGGTTAGGTCTGTGTCGGCGGGTGCCTCGCGGTGGTCGTACAGAAGGTCGCTCGAGCGGGTCTTGCCGAGTTCGATCTTCTCCTGAAACTTCGCCGTCTCCTCAGCGACCGAGCCCTCGCCGGGGATGTAGGCGTTCGGCGACTCGATGGTCCGCCCGCCCACCTTCGCGCAGTTCGTGCGGACGTTCTGGGCGAGGATCAGGCCTCGGTTCGAGCGAACCCATTCCTCGGTCTGGTCCAACACCGCGAAGATCGACCTGGCGCCCTTCACTGTGCGATCCGACGAGGTGATGCGCTGCATCTGGCCGATCGGGAAGTTGAGGAACGTCTCCATCGGCTCAAGGCCGGGGTAGTCATCGAGGGCGGGAGAGTTCTCGACCATGCCGAGGATGGCGTCCCACGTGTACTTCGTCTGCTGCTCCGACACCGCAGTGATGTGGACCAGCGGCGTCCGGACCGTCGACCACGGCTTCCCGACCGGCTGGCCATCAGCATCCCAGCCGTCGAACAGCACCTCCGCCATGCCCTCCGCCAGGGCGATAGCTCCGAGGAACGGGGACTTGCCCCAACCACGGGGCCGACCAATCAGGCCGCGGCGGTGGACGAAACGCCCCGTCAGCGGATCGATGGCGTACCAGCGAAGGACGAAGTCCTCCTGCTCCCTGGTCAGGACCATCGGGCCACAGGCTGGGTCGTCCGGGGAGTTTAACTCCTCGGACATCCAGTCAATAACCCCGTAACCCAGGGTGGGAATCTCGCCTTCGACCGTGGGATTCCACGGCATGGTCGACTCAGGCTGTCAGCGGCCCGCGACGTCCGCGCGACGATGATGCGGGGGGCGACCCGGACCTACCCTCAGCCTCATCGGCCTGGGCGAATTGGATGCGCAGTCGGGCCCTATCCTCCGGCGTCGCGCCGAACTTCGCCACCCGAAGGCGAAGCTCTCCGGCCGACGTTACGTCGCCCCTCCAGTAGCGAGCGTGCAGCACAGCAGTGTCGAGCAGGAAGTCCCAGTCGGTCTGCGTGAACTCGTCCGACAGGGGCGACTCTCCCCACATCCGCCACCATTCACGGGTGCGCTCAGGCCAAACAAACTCGGTCGAGACCATCTGGCCATCGACCTTCACCACCACGTCGAAGTCCGGTAGATCAGGCTGCTCGGTAGGTGCTGCGGTGATGACCCTTAGTGCGACCACGCCTGTGTTACGCCGAGCTCGACGATGGGGGTCCTTGGGTGCAGGTCCGACTCCAGCCATCTTCGTCACCTCCCATGTCGGGACGGAAAAGGCCAGCCCGTGTCGGGTCGGCCTTGGTGGATGCGGAAGGCGGGCTAGTGCCGGGTCCCTAGATCAGGTTTCCGGTGACGCGGATGAACCGCGCTCGGGTATATCGCTCAACGCCAGGAAGCCGTCGGCCCGGCCCTTCCGGGGCTTCAACAAAGACGTGGACTCCAGTGCCAGACATCGAGCGCTCCACGAACAGGATCCGCTCCGGGATGGTCGCGATGAAGGCGCGGGCCGTGGAGTCGCCGACGTGGTCGAGGTCGTAGCAGCCGAGACCGCTGCCGAGCATCACCCCGAAGCCGTCGCCCGCCCCGGTATGCACTTCGGAGAAGTCGCTCCAGGTGGTCGGGTTCGTCGAAGATGCCGGCCTGCTGTCCGGGCGAATAGGACGCTTCCGGTCGGCGCGGACCCAGCGGCGGGAGTTCCGCATGACGGCTGGGAACTGGTGGCTGCGGTGCCAGGCGACTCGGCACCGGGTTCCGCAGAACCTCGCCTTTCGACCGCGGCCCGAGTTCTGAATGAACTCCGCTCCACAGGTATCGCACCTAGCCACAGATCCATTGTACTGAATAGCGTTACAGGCATACAAGAGGTTGGGGGTGAGGATCGCGCGCATTCCCCCTAGTCAGCCAGATCCCCAGACCCGTACACGGCGTCAGACGCAGCATCTTCCCAATGAGCAGAGTCCCCCCGGGGGGAGGCTCCCTGCCCCCCTACAGAAGCCCAGGATGCTTCGGTTCGGGTCGCTGGCACTTCCGCGCCTTGGCCTGATTTCCTTCCCGGCTTGACTTGCGGCCGTGGTGCCAGTCGCAGAGTGCCTCTAGGTTGGCCAGATCATCGCTACCGCCAAGGTGGTGCGGGACCTTGTGGTCGGCCTGAGTCGCCCTGGCTCGACATCGTGTGCCATCACGCAGGACAGCCTCGCACCTTCCGCCAGCGCGCCGGATGCAGTCAGTGCGACGCTGCTCCCAATCGGGAGGCAGTGTCTCGCGCCGATTCGAACCGGCCCATCCTCCAGGCATCCTGCCCACCCTCGCCGCCGGCTATACCGCCCGGCTCAATGTGTGGGCCTGCCGTCGGCCCTGAGTGTCGTGTGGCGCGGTCGCTGCAGCGGCGAGGGCGAGTCTGCGGGCCGAGCGGGGCAGGTCCGACTTCTGACCCATGGGACTGCACCGGATTGGACGGTGGCTGCCCCCCTCGCGCTATGCAGGACGGTGGTGCACCTCGCAGCCCCATGGGCAGCGTGACCGTCCGTTGGTCCCGGGATACGCCCGAGTCGATAAAGCCCAGCGAATCCCGGAGGAGCGCTGGGAGCAATGCGGCCCCGCACGGCCCGGATAACCCATGTGCGGCTGTGCCGTTCTGCCTGCTGGCCAGTGCTGGCGGTGTCGGCAGACCCATGCCCTACCGGTGCTGCGAGCCAGCGGCTCGCGCG